TCGTGGCTAGGACATACTTGAAAAAAAGACAGTCTGAAAACAAGTTAAAATAAATGAGCATTTATAATTATTAACTTGTGAATTTTTAAAACGATTAAAGGCGTTTAATTGAAGGCTTGATTTTAACACTACAAAAGGAAGGAAATAATATTATGACTAATCTATATTTAATATCGCATAATGAAAACCAAACTAACGTTGAGTTAAAACCAATAAACCAAAAGGAAGGGGCAAGTCATTTAAAAAGTATTTTTAATGATGAGCCAAAAAAATGTTTTGAAAATGCAATTAAAAAAAATGCGTTTTCTGAAACTCGAATTATTGACGGTGGTTACGATTATATAATGTATATGTGTAGTAATTCGAAATATGACTTTTTTAAATCAAAAGTCACTAAAACAAAATGGAAGGTATTAAGATAATGTTTAATGCTGTTCTATTAAGTATAACATTTGCGTTAAGTTTTGCGCTTATGTTTTTAGGTGTCATAGTTTCAATTCATTTTGAGACGTGGCTAGGTTTAATTTTAATTGTAGTCGGTGGTCTTAGATTTTTTAGAGACTTACATTATAATTAAAATTTATTTTTAATAATAAACTTTCAAGCCTTCTATTAAGCGCCTTTAATTCGTTTACTATCAAAGCGCCTTTTATTTTTTCTTAAAACTACAAAAGGAAATAAACATATGAAAAAACTACCATTTGTAAAAAGTAAAAAGTTATTGAACATAGATAACAACGCCAAAACCGTTAAGGGTCAAAAGTATGGATATAAAACAGCAATTTTATATTTAGCACCTTCAACGTTATCTGGCTTTAATGTGTGTCCAACGGCTTCAAAAGGGTGTAAACAAGCTTGTTTAAATACAAGTGGTCATGGCGCATTTTCTAACGTGCAAAATGGACGTATAAATAAAACACGTTGGTTTATGCAAGAACGCCAAACCTTTTTAGAACAGTTAGAACGTGAAATAAAAAACCATGTTTTTAACTGTCATAAAAATGGGTTTATACCTTGTATTCGTTTAAATGGCACAAGTGATATATCATGGGAAAATTTTGGTATAATACAAAAATTTCCTAAGGTTCAATTTTATGACTATACAAAAGTTTATAAAAGAGCCTTAAAATTTATTAGGGGTCAATTGCCTAAAAATTATTATATTACTTATTCTTTAAACGAGGATAACAAAAAAGAAGCTTTTAATATTTTAAAATTAGGTGGCAATATTTCAGCCGTTTTTAGAAATATGCTTCCTAAAACTTTTAAAGGCTTTAATGTTATTAATGCTGATGAAACTGATTTAAGATTTACTGATAGTCTTAACTCAATTTGTGGCTTAATGGCAAAAGGTAAAGCGAAAAAAGATTATTCTGGTTTCGTTTTAGATGTACAATAAATTTTTTTTTGGTTCACCTGGACCACAAAAAATAAACCGTTGTAACTTTCATAAAAATTTTTTTTGACGGTTGCAGCTCAAACTACAAAAGGAAATAAAAATATGAAACTAAAAGAAATATTTAAGATTGAAAACATCTTAACTAATAGAAAAACGCCATGCGATATTGAAAGTTTTTTAAACGAGGAATATTATTCTGAGTCTGGAAATACTTTTATAAAATATGGTGATTTAGATTTAACTCATTTTATTAGAGCAAATTTAAAAGAGTTTAGAAATCTAGATTTAAACAACGAGGTTTTAAACAAAATAAAAGAATTAAAATCAATCGTTATTAAAAATCAAAACTAGACAAAAATTTAAGGCGCTTTGATAGTAAACGAATAAACACCGTTTACTAAATTGCTAAATGCGTTTTTATGGTTTTGTACTGACTGTAAAATAAAGGCGTTGGATATGTAAAACACGCTCAACGATTAGCAAAAACTCACTTTTCGATTAGGTTCTGTGGGGCGAGAAATCGCCCTATGGAATATTTTTTTTAAAACATCGAGGGGCGAGGGGCGAGGGGCGAACCCTCATTTAACAATCAACTACAAAAGGAAAACAATATGAACGTACTATCATTATTTGACGGTATGAGTTGTGGTCAAATTGCTTTGAAGAAACTAGGGGCGAAGGTTGATAATTATTATGCAAGTGAAGTTGATAAGTATGCAATTTCGATTGTAGAAAAAAACTTTCCAAACACTATTCATCTTGGCGATGTGACTAAAATTACATCCGTTCCATATAATGTCAAAATTGATTTATTAATCGGTGGTTCACCGTGCCAAGGTTTTAGTAAATCTGGCAATAGATTAAATTTTGAAGACCCAGGAAGTTAATTGTTTTTTGAGTTTGTAAGAATTTAAAAACTTACAAAACCAAAATACTTTATGCTTGAAAACGTGGTTATGAATAAAGAGTCTAGAGATATTATAAGTGAATATCTTGGGGTCGAGCCTATCGAGATTAATTCTAATCTTGTTTCAGCACAATCCAGACGAAGACTTTATTGGACAAATATACCTAACGTTACAGTTCCAGAAGATAAAGGAATTGTTATTAGAGATATTTTAGAAGATAACGGAATTGCTGACATGGTTATTAATCAAGGTAAGCAATTGGCAAAAGCTGATATAAAAAAATCTCATTGTTTAATGGCAAGAGATTATAAAGGCTTTGGCAATCAAGGTATGACTGGAATTAGATTAAAAGATAATTCTGTTGTATCAAAAGACGGTCTTAATCATGTAGGCAATGAGATTGAGATTGTAAAAGTTCGTAAACATAAAGTAGATATAAAAGGTCTACAAACTGTTTTACGTTATCATAAAGGAAGAGTTGCTAATTTAAGTATTAGTCAAATTGCTTCTTTTTGCCATGTACCTAAAACACAAGCTGAACATTGGTTTAGAACAGATAGTTCTTTTTCAATTCCAGACCCAGAGTCTTGGATGTTTTTAAAAGAATGTTTAGGTATCGAAACAAAACAATTTGATAAATCTATTACAGAGTTTGAATACCGTGAAGGTGTCTTCGAGCAAAGTTCTAGAGTTTATCATGTTGACGGTAAAGCACCGACTTTAACTAGCACGTTGGCAAGTAAACAAAAAGTTTACATACCATTAGATAAAGTCGAAAGTAAAAACGGATTAATATTAAAAGGTCATGCAGAATTAAATGGTCACGATGTATTAAAACGTGTTTACGATAAAGACGGAAAGTCACCTACATTAAATACTTGTGGTGGTGGTAACCGTGAGCCTAAAATTTCTTTAGGCAATAAGCAATGGCGTAAACTTACGCCTTTGGAGTGTGAGCGTTTACAAACTGTTCCAGATAATTACACGGAAGGCGTATCGAATACTCAAAGATACAAAATGCTTGGTAATGGTTGGACGGTTGATGTGATTGCTCATATTTTTAAAAACATAACTACAAAAGGAGAAACATATGAGCGAAACTATCAACAAGTTTCAAGCAAGGTTGTTGGCAAATCCGTGTAATAAAGACGGTATTGGAAATTATCTTTTTTACGGAGTGCCAAACGACTTTGAAGGCGAATTGTTTATGAAATTATTTAAACGATATTTAAATCCTAAGTTTAAATATAATAGACAATTTAGAAAACAAGGGTCTTGGAGTCATTCAGTAAATTCAACAGACGGTGACAGTTTTGTTATTTACGTAAATGAAAAAAATCCAGAACCAACTTTAGACCAAGCTGTAATTACAGTTAATGAACAGCATGTTGAAAAGTTAAATCAAATAAGAAAAATTATAAATGATTAAATGTTCAAAATGCGAAAGCAAGGCGACAGTAGTAGAAAATAAAATCTATTACTGCGCCATTTGTATGTTAAAAAAAATCGGAATATGGAGGGGTAGTTAGGGTCGGACAAGACCCTAAAACCTTCTGTGCGTTAAGATATGAAGGAATTTTTTGAGCTGCCCTGGTCCATTTTTTCTATTTTCTGTGGGACGAGACATTTTCTGAGGGGCGAGGGGCGAGTTACAATTATAAAGAGATTTACAAAATTCTATGCAAATTATAGAATAATTTACATTAACATTAAAATGAAAGGAGGGTATATGCACAAGTCACAAGAAGTGTTGCGAGACGGAATTTTGGGATTGTACAGCAATCAATTACTAACAATGATTATTTAAGGAGGTAAAAATGTATATCAATTTTATTCTCTTCAAAGTCTATATTGAACGATATAGTAAATGGAGTAATTTTGAATGCAAACGTGACAAAAATGAATACATAATTGATTTTGCTTTTTATAGAATCTTTTTGTATTAACGTTTAAGTACGAATTTTGTTATTTACCGTGCTGATAAAATTAATAAATAACAATAACTGAGGACAATCAATGAATGCTATTAATCTGCTAAAACATATCGAAAGTTTTAGAAAATTCGATGCAGATATACAAAGCCAAACTATTGCAGTTTTTTTGTATGTTGGAATACACGAAGGTAACGAGGGTGTTCCTATGACTAAAATTGCAACAGAACTAAATATGGCTCAAAGTTCCGTGAGTCGTAATGTTTCTCTTTTATCAAAATGGAGTTGGTCAAGAAAGGAAGGGTTAAATTTTGTTGAAGCCCTGGAAGACCCCATGGAACGTAGAAGAAAACTTGTTAAGTTAACTAACAGAGGAAAAAAATTGTATGCTACAATTAGTTAACATTACATCTAGCATAGGAAGGAGGTATATAATGAAAGCTAATCCAAAAGAGCTGCAAGAAATCTATAATTTAGTTTGCAAAACACAATGGGATTTGGGGCGAGATGAAAGCGTTAAAGACCGTGCAAAAAAGATTATAGAGTTTTGGGGCGAAGACACTTTTATAACTGACGTTGACGAAAGTATGATTGACGGTCTAGTTGCAGAGTTAAGAGATAGAAATTTATCGAATGCAACAATTAATAGATACTTGTCAGCTTTGTCTACAATGATAACTTTTTGTTTAAGAAGACATGGAGTTTATCAATTGAAGAGAAAGCCATACATAAGTTGGTTAAAAGAACCGAAACATGAATTGAGATTTGTAACTTTAGAAGAAGAAAATTTATTAATCTCTTTGTTACGTTCTTGGAACATGAAAGATGACGCTGATTTTTTTATCATGTTAATTGATACTGGAATGAGATTGTCTGAGCTGCAAAATCTTAAAGTTGGTGATTGCTATGAAGATAGAATTGTCTTAACTCATACAAAAAATAATGAGTCGAGGGGCGTTCCATTAACAAAGCGTTGCCAAAAAATAGTTGAAAGATTTTCACATGATAAAAAACCAGGTGAAAGATTGTTTCGACATTTTGCTCAGTGGAGACCAAACTCTAGTTGGCGTAAAGTTCGTAAAGCAATGAACTTAGAGCATGACAAAAGATTTGGTATTCATGCTTGTAGAAGAACTTTAGTACACAGATTATTAAATGCTGATGTTCCTTCTAAAGCTGTTCAGTCATGGGTCGGACATAAAGATGACCGAATGATTGAACGTTACGGTACTGTACTTAGCACACGATTAACTTCGTTTGTTAACGTACTAGAACCACAATCCACTAAAGAGATTGAACCAACGGATAGTAAAGAACCGTTGCGTAAAACCTCTTAATGGATTAAATAAATGTTTGGATTAGTGTTAAAAGATATAGTAAACCATCGGATAGATAAAATTGCGCCCTTAGCTCAGTTGGATAGAGCATCGGTTTTCTAATCAGTTGGTGGTATACAAAGCCCATCGGTGTGTTTAGTGTTTTTCCACTGATATTACTATCTTTTAACACTTTCCAGGCATTCTAAAAAATTTATCTATAACAATCCGTATGTGGGTTAATTAGTACCCCTATTAGAACCAAGGGGGCTACAAGTCCCTCTATAATCAAAGGAGTCGTATGTTGAAATCAAGTAAGTATATAACATTGCCTTTTTCATCCTTGAAAGAGCAATTGGAATTAGAAAAGGATATGAGAAATCGTGGTATTAATCGTTTCCAAAAGAGACTACAAGACCACAAAAAGAGAGGTGAAGAGAGTTTTACTAATTATGGTAAGACTTTATTATCTAACTCAATAAGACCTCTTTCGGAAGCCATCAAATCATTTGTGGAAGAGGAAGACAAAAAGGGTGTCCAACCCATCGCAAAAAGATTGTTGTCATTAATAGAGCCAGACATAGCTTCATTAATCACAGCCAAGTCAATTATCAATTCAATCACAATCGCAAGAAAATTAACTAGCGCAGCAATAAACGTTGCAAGTAAAATTGAAGACGAAGTTGCGTTAAGAACTTTTGAAGAGTCTAGACCAGAACATTATGGCATAGTAAAAGCAGACCTAGATAAAAGGTCGTTTGGCTATATGTACAAAAGAAGAAAACTTAGAGAGTCAGCACAAAAGAATGAACTTGAATGGGTGCTGTGGACTCGAAGTGAAAAAGTTCATGTAGGTTACAAGCTTATAGAGCTTATGGTTTTATCTACTGGACTATGTGAAGTAAAAGCGCAGCTCAGAAAAAAACGACAAGAAAAAGTTTTGTTACCAACAGAGAAAACGTTGGAATGGATAAATAACAGAAATGATTTTCTAGAAGTTTTAGCACCAGAATATTTTCCAACAATTGTTCCACCGAGAATGTGGGAAGAAGGGAAGGTTACCGGTGGTGGTTATTATTCAAGACATATAAAACCATTAAACTTAGTTAAGTATCGTAAAAGAGAAAACTTAAACCAAATTAAAGATGTCAAAATGCCAATCATTTATAAAGGTATAAATGCAATGCAATCGACACCTTATAAAATAAATCATTTTATCTTAAATGTTTTACAAAAAGCATGGGATAAAGATATTACTATTGGTGGTTTACCAAAAGCTGAACTAGAAGAATTACCAAACAAACCACACGACATAGATACAAACAAAGAAGCAAGAAGAGACTACAGACAAAAAGCTGTCCTGGTCCACACAGAAAACGCAAGACAAAAATCTAAAAGATTATTGTTTGCAAAAGTTTTGTGGATTGCAGATATGTTTAAAGATAGAATTTTCTATCACGCTCACACGTTAGATTTTAGAAGTAGATGTTATCACGTAACAAACTATTTAAACGGACAAGGCGTTGACTTTGCAAAGGCTTTACATTTGTTTGGAACTGGTAAGAAAATTACAAAAGAAAACAATGGTGAGTTTTGGTTGGCTGTCACTGGCGCAGCTCTATTTGGAATTGATAAAGTAAGTAGAAAAGAACAATTAGAATGGGTAATGAATAATCAAAAAATGTTTGATGAAATTCAATCAGACCCATTTACTTTTAGAGATTGGGAACACGCAGACAAACCGTTTCAGTTTCTTGCATGGGTAAATGAATGGTGTGAATTTAAAAAGCAAGGTTATGGTTATGAAAGCCATTTTATCTGTAACCAAGACGGAAGTTGTAACGGTATTCAACATTACAGTGGAATATTAAAACACACACCGTCAGCTAGAGCAGTAAACTTAGCACACAGTGAAAGACCACAAGATGTTTACACTGTAGTAAAAGATAAAGTTGTAGAAAATTTAAAAACTATGACTGATAGTGAGTTTGCAAAACTTTGGTTACAGTTTGGAGTAAAACGGTCTACCGTTAAAAGAGCAATAATGACAAGTCCTTATGGCTCGACACGATATTCTTGCAGTGACTTTGTAGATGAAGACATTGTAAAAAGAAAAGACCAAGGTGACCTTCATCCTTTTGGTAGTGCTTCATTTCAAGCTTGTACATTTTTGGCAGGCGTGATTTGGGACTCAATGGGTGAAGTATTATCTTCGGCACGATTAGGAATGTCGTTCTTGCAAGATTGTGCAAAAGTTTTAGCAAAATCTGGACACGCTGTACGTTGGAACAATCCAGTTGGATTTCCAGTAATACAAGATTATCCAGAATTTAAATCTATGCGAGTAAAAACAAAATTATTTGGTGAAGTAATTAAACCTAGAATAAACGTAGAGACTGAAAAGTTTTCTATACATAAAGCTAAGAATAGTTGTCCACCAAATTATATACACGCTCAAGACTCAGCGCATTTATTTATGACTGTGGTCCAGGCGTATGACAAAGGGGTATCGCATTTTTGTAATGTGCATGACTCTTTTGGAACATTGGCTGCCGACAGTCAAACACTAGCAGACACAATTAGAGAAACTTTTGTAGAGTTATATTCTAATGGCTGTCCGTTAG